CTATCGTCAATTTCTATTTTTTTCATAAGTTTATTTTATACAATATATACCGATATGTCAAATAATTTTTAAGTTAGAGTTGTTTGTTTTTTAACAGCCACAATCCAGTCAGATAGTAGTGATATTTTAAAATTATGCCCAAAAGAGTTAACAGTAATATAGCTATCTATATGTATATCGTCATTATAAGCTACAAAGTCTTTAGATCTATTCCACCTAAATATTAACAAAGGTTTTTTATTCATAACGTCTGCTTCTCTTAGCGTCTGTTCCCAAAATCTTATTATATCTGTAGTCTTAGCAGTAAGTAGGTTGTTCCACTCTATAGAAGCGTAGTGTTTAGCTTCTATACACCAAGGCCAAGCAGCAGTATCGTGGGGTGTCCAAATATCGCCTTTTAAATACTCTATTGCGCCACTTAAGGGTACTCGTTCAAATCTTATACTAGTAAATTCTTTATTAAGTAAATCTTTTATCTTAGCCTCAAAAGCGCTGCCTTTTATTTTGCTTTTATTTGTCATATTAGTAGCCTAATTCTATTTTTTTAAGGATATAGGCTTTTACTAAAGAACTTCTTACAATGTCGTCGGCTATAAATTCTACTTTACTAAATTCGTACATATTTTCTAGAATATCCATAAACTTTTTTAACCCTAGCTTATCAACTTCTTTAGTAAAGTCTGTTTGTCTGTAATCACCGCAAAATATTACTTTTGTATTATTACCTATCCTAGTTATAATGCTATCTAATTCGTGAAAAGTCATATTTTGACATTCATCTACTACTATAATGCCATTGTTCACGCTACGACCTCTTATAAAAGAGGTAATTTCAAAAGATACAGAACCCTGAGCTTCCAAAGATTCAAAAGCAGTGGGGATACCAAAAAGCTCCTCACAAAGGTCTTTGTAAGGAGCTTTATAGACTTCTACTTTATCTTTTTCATCACCTTTTAAGAACCCTATATCTCGTGAAGGTACTACAGACCTTACTACTATTAATTTCTTATAATCACTGGATGGGTCTAATACTTCTTCTAAACCGTAGGCTAGAGCTAAAAACGTTTTTCCAGTACCTGGATAACCATGTAGCACAAGATTTTTATCTTTTCTATAAGCAGCTTTAGCTAGTCTTTGGTTATCTGTAATAGGCTCTATAACACTTAAGTCGTCTATTCTTAGTTTTCTTACAGACCTTTGTATAGGTTTATTGCTTATTTTTGTTTTTCTCATTAGAAGCCTTTCTTTATTGAGAGTTTATATACTCTACTAAATCAGTATAGCCTCCTATTAGTATATCGTCAATAAAAATTTGTGGAACTGTTCTTGCGTGGGGTGCTACCTCTAATAAATCTTCTCTTGTTACATCTTCGCCTATTACCTTTTCTTTATAAGCAATATCTCTAATAAATAACAACTGTTTAGCTTTTGAACAAAGGGGGCAGTCTTTTTTTGACCATACAACTATATTTTTATTTTCCATTAGCTAGTCTTCCACCAACTTCTTTAAATCTGGGGCTTTCCATCCTTCAGGCTTTAAAACTTTACCGTCTGCCCGTTTAATTACTTTACCGGTATCTGGGTTAATCTTAGCAAAGTTAGTACTCATTACTTCTTTCCATGCTGCTTCCCCGTCCCAGCCAGCTGCTCTAATAGCTCCTATAGTAACAACTAAAATATCTATAAGCGCATCTAGCTGTTCTACTTTATCATTGTCGTATACTGCATCATGCAACTCGTCATATTCTTCTGTAATTAACTTTAAGTACATAGCATAGTTAGCGTCACTAGGCTGTTGGTCACACGCTGTGTGAAAAATACCTACGTCTTTAAAAGGGTTTGTCATATTTATCTTTCTTTAAGGGTTGTTAAGGGCAGGTTTTTTACCTGCCCCCTGTTGCTAAATTAGGCTTCGCAGGCTGCGCAAGATTCTTGCATAACTTTTTGCCTAGTTAGTGCTTGTGCTTTGGACATTGAAAAGCTGTAGTAAAGACTCTTAATACCCATCTCCCATGCATATAAGTATAAAGCATTAATATCTTTTACTGTCATATCGGGATCAAGCATTAGATTTAAGCTCTGCCCTTGGTCAATATATTTTTGCCTTATTGCTGCTTGATCTATAATAGTATAGGGGTTAATCTCTGCAAAAGTCTTAAACACCTCTTTTTCCGACTGTGATAAGAACTCTAAGTGCTGCACAGAACCGTCAGCAGTTTTTATTGAATCCCATGTATCACTATTATCCATACTATACTGAACTAGCAGAGCTTTAAGATATGGGTTCTTTATAGTAACTTTAATCTTAGCTAAATCTTTAACATAGCAGTTAGAAAATTCAGGCTCTATAGACTGACTTACTTGTCCTAGTATAAACGAAGAACTTTTAGTAGGTGCAATAGCCATAGTAGTAGTATTTCTCATACCATAGCCTGCTAACATTGGCGGTTCGCCTAATAACACTGCTAGTTCTTTTGACGCTTTGTATGAGCGTTCTTTGAATGTTTTAGCTATTTCTAAATTCTTTTTTGCAGCTTCTGTAGAATCAAACGCTATCATATTACTCTGTAAATATGAGTGCCACCCTAAAACACCTGCACCAAGCGCTCTATGGTTCATAGCAAACTGTCTAGCTCTTTTTAGGTAGCTATGTCCTTCTGACTTTTGAATAAATTCTTCACAAACTGTGTCTAGAAAATATATTAAAATCTCTATAGCATCAGTTTCTACTATATCATCCCAGTGTAGTAGGTTTAAAGACGATAATACACAAGTAAAGGTTTCCTCTATATTGGATGGTAGTGATATTTCTGCACACATATTAGAAGCTAATATAGTACTGTTTTTATCTTTATAAACTTGGGGCTTATTTCTATTAACAGTGTCCTTGAATAGTATATATGGATACCCTATTTCTGACCTAATTTGTAGTACCTTAGCCCATAATTTACGTTTTGCTATATCACCCTGTTTTACTGCATTTAAAAAGTCGTCTGAGACTGTGATACCAGTAGTTAGTCCTTGAATAGGGTTACCTTCTGTTCCAATATCTAAAAACTCTTCTGCATCAGGATGTTCTATATCTTGGTAAGCAGTAAAAAAGCCTCTTCTTACTGAGCCTTGTGATACTACAGATGCTAAAGTATCATACAACTGCATAAAATGAACAGAACCAGAAGATTCGCCTGAATCTTTAATAGGTGCTCCTCTAGGCCTAACGGCGCCAAAGTACCCCGAGGTACCTCCGCCGTTTTTCATTAACATACCGTTTTCCGATACGCCATATAAAATAGAATCCATACTATCATCTATGAACGAACCAAAACAAGAAACAGGCAACCCTCTTTCTCTACCGTAATTAGCCCAAATAGGTGATGCTAAAGAGTAATACCCTCTGCTCATATACTCATAAAACTTATCTGCAAAGCCTTTTATTTGTAGATAATTTTCTGCTGTATTAGCAATGTCTCTAATCCTATCTTCAGGAGGTTCTTGCAAGTACCCTCTAGATAAAAAGGCTCTTGAATCATCATTTAGCCAATAAAATTTTTCCATATGTTCTCCTTAGAATAAATCATCTTCTGTGAATGCTTTAGTTTTTTTACTATACGCTGTACTGCGTTTTACAAAGAAATCTATGTTTTTTGTACTAAGAATTTCTTCTGTAAACCACTCAGTACTACCAACTAGATCTTTATCTATAGTAAATACCGGCTCTATACCAATAGATTTCATTGACTGGTTAAATCTATTTTTCAAGAACTCAATAACAGATTTTTTAGGAAGAAAGTCTAAATCAGTATCTTCGTAAATCCAGTCGATAATAGCCGATTCTGCTTCAAAAGCTTCTACACATAGTGTTTTAATATCAGCAAGTACTTCATCAGTCCACCATGAAGGATTTTCTTTTTTAATAATATTAACTATCTCAAAACCAAATCTAGCATGTATATCTTCTTCTTTAGAAGTAGCCTCTACTGCATTTGATATACCTTTTAGTATGTTTTTGTGCTTATTAAAAGACATCATAATTAAGAATTGAGAGAATAGCGAAACATTCTCAATAAACATAGAAAATAGTACTATATTATAAAAGTACTCTTTATTATCTATAGGTGTTTGGATAGCTTTTTCTAGATAGGCTATTCTTTTTCTAATAGCAGGTACTTCAATAAAATTTTCAAACTCTTTATTTAACCCCATTATTTCTAATAAATTAGAGTACGCGTCAGCGTGTCTAACTTCTGATTCGCCAAAGGTAATGCCTACTGCTTGTACTTCTGGTTTAGGCATTTTATCGCCTAGCTTAGCCCAGAATGTTTTAACCTGTACCTCAATTTGTGAGATAGCTAACATAGCTTTTTTAACTATACTAACTTCTTCAGAGGTCATATTAACTTTCATATCTTGTATATCTGATGAATAGTTAAACTCTGTATGAATCCAGTAAGAGTGTCTAATAGCTTCTATATACTCTATAAGCTGCGGATATTCGTAAGGCTTTAAATTAGTACGTTTACGAAAAATGTCTGGCATTCTCGACACTCTATATACTATGTATTCTCGCGCAAGATTATGATACCTAGTATCCATCATAACATCTTCAACGGTTTTGTGTATAGAATCTACTGCTATACTACCGTTTGTATATAATAGCTTATCTACAGTTTTGGTGGCTATTAAACTAGCTAATCCTTCTTCTATTAAGTTAATAGACTTCATTGCCTTAGAAACTGCTGTTTCTATTTTATGTATATTGAACGGCTCTACTGAGCCGTCTCGTTTAATAACAAGATTAGTCATATATGTATCTTCCTTTACTTCTGGATTGTACTAATATTATTTTCTTTAATAATATCGACTTTCTCAATCAGCGGGTGCGTAAAGTCATGGGAGATTAAAAATACATTTAAGTCGTTTTCTTTTTGTAAAACTTCCACTAACTTTTCTTTTCCTTCGTCATCTAGTACCCCAGTTATTTCGTCAAGAAACAGCAAATTTATACTACTACCGCCTAAAGTTGATAGTAATTTTCTAATAGCTAGTAGTATTGATGTTTGTATTCTGCTAAACTCACCACCAGAAGTAGTCTCTATAGGTGCTGCAACTCCGTTACTAACCACGTCTATATTCAATTTCTCTTTATTAAGTGAAAATTCAATATGAAACTGTCCATCACTTAAAACAGATAAGTAATAGTTTATAGTTGCTTCTAGCTCTTTTGTAAGGTTCTCTAGTTTAAAGGCAACAATACCCGTAGTACTGAATGCTTTTTTCAATATAGATAACGAAGCTGATTGACCAGATTTAACTAGTATACCTTTTTTAACTCCGTCTTGTCTAATTAAAAATTCAGATTGTTGCTCTTTTAGTGCATCTACTTTAGCGTTATTAGCACTCACAGACTTGTTATGGCTTGTTATTTCTTTTATTTTAGCTTTTTGTTCTAGCAGAATATGTTGTAATTCTTGCTTTCTTGTAGCTAAAGCTTGGTGATTTGGGTAATCAGAAGGTATTTGTGTATCAATCATCTGTGTTAATTGCTCAAAACGGCGTATATCACTCTGATTATTTACGTAAGCTCTTTTACTATTTTGATACTCTTCTAACTGCAAACTCCACTGCTTAGCCTTTACTAAGTTAGTCTCATATATTTCTGTGTTATTAGCTATTTTAGATTTTAAATCGCTTTGCATTTTAACTAAATGAGAGTTATCAATGTCTTGACCACAGGAAGGGCACTTATCATTAATTTTAACGCTATTTAGTTCTTTACGAAGTCTAGCCGTATCGTTATTTAATGATATTAAATCGGCTTTTAAGGTTTGATACTCTTCTATATACGCAAAAGTCTCAGGCTCAACCATAGACATATCAAAAGATAAACTTTCTCTCTCCTTTATTAGCATATTATTTTTATCAATTTTTTTACAAGTATCTGCTATAGTATTAAGTGAGTGCTCTATATCCGCAATTTCAATGACTATAGCGTTGTCTAGCTCTTGTTCTTCTAAAAAATCCATATAATCAGGTATAGAAGTGCTATCCAAAAAACTAGATATTGTTTTACCTTCGACTTGTAGCTTAGCTAATTCTTTATCAACTTCATTAGCACGAACTTTGACCTTTTCTCCTATAGCAATATACTTTTCTAAATTAAATAAATTAATTAAAAACTTTTTTCTATTAGTATCTGTAGCTTTCAAAAAGTCTAGTAAGTCTATAGAGGACTGGTATGTTATCTGACTAAATATATCAAACTCTAAGTTTAGAATACCTTGAATTTTTTTATAAGTATCTAATATTTTATGCTCAGATATGTCTACACCATCTTCTAGTAAAATTACTTTAGTAGAAGCACCTGTTCTAGTAACTGATACGTTATATTGCTTAACATCTACACTAAAGTCTATGCTACCGCTCCAGGTTTTTTCTTTATCATACCTATTAAGAATGTCGCCTTTTTTAATGTTTTTTATGTTTTTTGAGTACAATAGTTCTTGAATTATCAAAGCTATAGAAGATTTACCTACCCCGTTATAGGCAGTAAGTTGAGTCATTCTATTAGTATTTAAATCTATCTCGTTGTTTTTTCCATATGAAAACATATTAGAGAATTTTAATTTTTGTAACTGTATAACGCTCATTGTAATCCTAAATCTTTATATGTATCTAACACGGCATCTATTGAAGATACGTTTATATATTCAAGGTATATCTGCAACTCTTCTAAAGTAGTCTTATCTTTTAGATTAAGTACTGACTCAGATACATCTTTTTCAATCATTTTCTTATCTAATAAATCGTTTTTGACAACTTTTGCTAGTTGGTCTATAGAACCTTTTACTTCGTATATCACATGATGATACTTATCTGACGTCATAGGCTCGTCTACAGTTATAGTACGGCGAATTAGCTTAGGTAGCTTTAGGTCTATAAACTTTACACTATAATCATCTATTGATTTTAGTGTAATAACATCTACACCATATTTGCGTCTATCGTCTCTATCAAAAGTAGTATTAATAGGCGAGCCAGGATAATAAGCTGGAAAATCTTTATATTTATGATTTGCGTGTAAATCACCCAACAGTATTAGTTTCCAAGGTCTAAGCTTTTCAAAATCATACTCAGCTGTAATATGTGGAGGTACTTCTCCTCGTATGTGTGTTACTAATATATCATTCTCAATATACACGGGTAAATTATTTGTTTGTACGCTGCCATAAGGAAATAAAGCAAAACTTACATCTTTAATATCTATTCTACTATTTTCTGTAAAAATATGCACTAAGGGATTTGTTACAGTATTTTCTAGCTTAAAATATTCCCAAAAACTACTGCCTTTAGTTGTAGCCTCGTGATTACCGGGAATTATAATAGTAGGTATAGTTACTGTATTAAGATAGGATAGTAGCAAGCATACTTCATCTGGCTCTGGTTCTTTATCAAATAAGTCTCCAGATATAACGTGAACATCACACTCTTGTTCTAGTTTATGTAGTTTTTGGAATAGCATTTGGAATCTTTGCATTTGCCAACTGCTAGGTATCTTTTTCTTGTGTAAGTTAACATGCCAATCAGCACTACTTAAAATTTTAATCATTGGTCTCTTTCTATAATATGTGCTAGTATTTAAGCACAAACGTTATATACGCTATGGAACAAAGCTCGCACAGCTGTTCGACAGCTAGACCACTACGTTACAAAGAATTTGTTTATTATATATAAAAGCAGTCTCATAGAGACTTAACGTTTTAAGTGGGCATATTGTGCCTATAAAATAATGTTTTTTAGCGTAGGCACGTAGTGTCTTAGCGGGCATATTGTGTCTATGAAATAATGTTTTTAAGCGTAGACACGTAGTGTCTTAGCGGGGCAACAACGCGTTTAGGAAGTATAGAAAAGTACTCTATACTTCCTAATTTTTTAGCCAATAATTTTAGAAATATCACCCTCAAAAGTATAGCTGCCTACGTGGTTAAGCCTAGTATTTAAATCTAACCAAATCTCGCCGCCTAGCTCTTGCCAGCGACGACAGAAGCTGTAATCTTCGCTTAGCAACCTATTATCTTTAGGGTCTAAACGCACATCCCAGAGATTATAACAATGCTTATTTAACTTTGGGTCTATGTTAGAGTCATTACGATAATGAAGCTCTGGATAGCTACTAATCATTTTCTCTATAGTTTCTCGCTTAACCATAAAGAATCCTGTAGATGCGTCTAGCACTTCTGCTAAACCGTGCTCTACTCTAACCTGTTTTCTTTCTGCGTCAGTAAACTTGAAATTTATTGCGTATTGAGCGCCTAATCCCCCTTTAACAATATCTTCTTTATCTAATGCTTTTTTAGGGTAGGCACCAGCAATCACATCTTTGTCGTAAGCTAATGCTCGTAGTAATGATTCAGCTTGAAACTCAATATCTGCGTCAATAAACATTAGGTGTGTGCAATCACTGTCTAAAAACATAGCAGTTAGAATATTTCTTGCTCTAGAAATTAAACTTTCATTACGTAGTGTGGTAATACGAAAGTTAATTCCTGATTTCATTAGTAGTTGGGTAGCTCTAAACATACTCAAAAAGTATTGATCTGTAAGCATACCTCCGTAACACGGAGTAGCAAAGAATATGTTTTTATCTTGCAGCTTACTTAAATCTATAGTCGCTTCATTACCCTCTATATTAGTAAAAGCCCCAAAACTTTTAGGTTTTGGGGATTCACTATCAGAGCTGCTAGCTAGTTCTGATAAGGATTTTTTCATGCTAGATCATCAACCTCTTCAGCTGGTTTGAACTCATCCCCAGCTGCTCCAGCAAATAGATGCGTATTATCTAGTAGCCACTGTTTTTGCTCTTCGTATGTTTGACGCTTGAAAATTTTATCAAGTTCAAACAGCTCTGTTTCTTGTTCTTCGGCAGTTAGAGCTTTACTAGCACGGGCTGGGATAATAGTATACTTCACATTCTGTGGCAGAGGCCCAGTTTTTTCTTTTTTGATAGTAAGGTCATAGCCAGTTTCTGTATCTGCTGGTGAACCGTAATCTTCATTACGAGCATAGTCTACAATTTGAGAGTATATAGTAGAACGAAGATCAAACAGCTTAATTTGTCCGTCAGCCCTATCAATCACGTTACATACATAAGCAAATTGAGGTTTTTCTGCGTATACATCTGCTTCAATTTCTTTGAAAGGGTCTTCTGCGCTATTATTGAAAGTCTCTGTTGCTCTATCGAACTGTAAACACTCTACGGGCATTTTTTTGCCCTCTTTTGTTACAATCCAGTAACAGTAACGCGGCATAACATCCCCAACTAGGCGAATACGTGTATCACCATTAGCTAGTGTTAGTCGTTTAATTTCTTTTCTGTTATTGCCGTTACCAGAATTTTGCTTACCTTTTGCTTGGTCCCAAGCTACCATGTATTTTCTCCTTGAATGAACATTAGTTCTTTGTGATGGTTGTCGTAGTATCCTCTTATGAGGATTCCTGCGGAAAATAAATTTTATCTTCCGTTATGTGTAGAAAAGGGTTGTATGTTACTTTAGTATAGTACTCTCTTGGTATGTAATTTACAGTATCACTTATGCGTCGCATAGATAAAGCACGTAAATAAACTACTTTATATCTTGCGGATGCTCCGCTTATTAGAAATTTACTATTTTTAAAATAACTTTGCGGGTCAACAGTTTTATAGCTACATGTGAGTGAGTACTTGTGCTGTTGAAACATATTTTTATTAAATATATGAATAGGTATATGTTGTAAATTTAATCTTTTCATCAATGTCTTAGTTGATAACTCATTGTACCCTATAGTTTGAGCATATGCCAAACATAATATCGCGGATAAATCGCCTCTGCTATTAACTTTTAGCTCGTCCCAATTAAAGAATGTAATACCCACGTTGTTGATACCAATTTAACCTATTAACTTGTTGTCTGTTCACTATGTTTCCAGATAGCCATATGTCTGCAACTAGTGGGTGTTTTTTATCTGGATGTAGTCTTTCGATACGCCCTATTCTTTGTTCCCATTGCACTGAATTATTACTAGGACAGGTTAGCACTAAGGTATCTAGCCTGTGGCAACTTATGCCTTCATCAAATAGTTTAGTAGATAGTATAGCTGAGTATTTAGTGCCAGCGTGTTCGAGAGCATCTTTTCTCACATCTTCAGATGTAGACCCTATTACACATATGCTATTAGGTATTAGTGCCTGTATATCTTTAAGCATCTGAACTCTCTCACCTAGTATTAAGGGGCACCTACCTTGCTTAATGTAGCTTATAGCTTTTTCTGCTATAAATTTTATATAGGCCTGATCACTGCATAGTTTATTAAGTGTTCTAGCCCAGTCTGTCTTAGGACTTATAACATTAAACTTAAAATCTGTTTTTATAATTTGTACTGAGGGCGTAGGTAAGTCTCTACTATCATCTGCCTGTACTCTAAATTGCGAAAAAAAATCGTCTAAAAATACGTGCTTACCGTCTTTACGTCTTGGAGTAGCAGTTAAAGCTATTTTAACTTTAGCGTTTATACCGTTTACTACTCTAGAAAACATATCAGCAGGGCATTTATGACTTTCATCTACTATAACCATACTGAAACTATCTTTTATTATATCTATATTATTATGAGCTGTTTTGTATATAGCTATAGTAACGTCTTGTACGTCAAATAGTCCATCGCCTATATTGCCTATTTTAGTATTAGGTAGCTGTTTTTCTAGTTCTTCTATCCACTGCCTAAACAATAGCTTAGTATGCACTAATACTAAAGTTTTAGTATTATTATCTGATATTATCTTAGCAGCAGTAAAGGTTTTGCCAAATCCAGGTTTTGCCTGGATTAACCCGCTTCTAGCACGCCCCTTGCTAAAAAATTTATTTACTATATCTTGCTGTTCAGGTCGGAGAGTTCCACTAAAAGGTATTTTGTAATCTAATACATCGAAGTTTCTATTATCTTCTAGCTCTTTCCAGTCTAGCTTATAATAACTATTAGAAGGTACTGCTACATACTCATCATAGCATTCTATAGTAGTAATAAACTCTTCGCCTGTGTTATACGTATACAAAGATTCTAAGTATGCTAGGTCTTCGATGTCTTCGTTCCGTATATAGATTCTATCTTCTATTACTATTTTTTTTACGCACGCTTTTTTCATATAAATACATAGGGTGACTTTATTAACTTTTCATAAGAAAATTCTGTCAAATACCATACTCCATTAATTTTAATTATTGTAGCATATATTTCATCAGATGTGCTAATATTTTCTAATGACGATATTTTAAATGGATAGGAAATCTTCCTAACCCACACTAGATTATTTTCAATCTTTATAACTCGTCTATAATCAGCAGGAACTCTAGCTAGATTTGACAAATCGTGTATAACAGCGTTTTTATCTATACCCCAACGTATCTTAGACATAATAATATCTTGTATGTTATTACAGGTACTATCAAACTGTATACGACTAGACATGTGTAATAATCTACTAAAATAATCACCTGGGTACTTACGATTATCAATAGTAGAAATAGAATCTTCTTTATGTATATAGCAAGAAATAGTATCCTTGCTATACATTATTTTATAGGGTTTACGTTTAAGTCCAAACAGTGGGAATGCTATACCATCAAACTTTGAAGTATTCTTCTTCATCCACAAGCTCACCCCAACTAGGTCCTACCTCAAAATCTACCTTAATAGGGCAGTTAGGAATAGATAAACCTCTATCACGCTGAATAGCTATTTTAGCATTTTCAATATATGTAGGTATCAAATCTTCACGTACTTCTGAAACAATAGAGTCGTGAACTACAGTAAAAGGTATAATACCCTCTTGTAGATTATTGTCACTCACCCACTTAACCAAGTCAATTAAACCTAGTATATTAATATCAGATGCTACAGATTGTACTAGAAAGTTAACTCCAGACCTAATTGCGTGCTTTGCTACGCCAGGATTAGCTGCTTTAGCCTCTGGAAGTCTACGCTTACGACCAAAGAAAGAATAGATATACGCGTAGTTTTCAATTTGTTGGTTGGAAGAGTCAATAAACCGTTTTAGAGCTTTAGCTTCACTAAAGTATTTGGCAATAAATTGTTTTGCCTGCATTACTGATATTTCTTCTCCTGCCTTTGCATCCTTATTAACAGTTTCTGCAATTTTTGCTGGGCCTGCTTGGTACATAATCCCGAATGTGATTGCTTTAGCATATTGACGTTCGTTTTTATAAAGTGTCTTAACCTCATGTACTTCGCAAGGAAGATTAAACATTTGTTTTGCTACATAAGAGTGAAAGTCAAGCTTGTCGATGAAAGCTTGTTGTAGGAATTTATCTGAAGCCAGCACAGCAGCATAATAAACTTCAGCAGTACCTAAGTCGCACTGTACAATTTTATAACCAGGACGTGCTTTAAATAACTTTTTAATATCCTTATTATCTCGCGGAATATTTTGATAGTTTAGCGTACCACTTGAAGATAAACGACCTGATGTAGTGCCGTGAATGTTAAAACCACTACGAAGTCTTTCATCATAGTCAATACCAAAACGTATATTAGAAATATAAGTGCCAGCCATTTTTGATTTTTCGCGTAAATCTAAAATAGCAGAGGCTAGTGGGTGATCAATCTCTTTCAGCACTTCTTTGTCTACTGACCACGCACCTGTAGCGGTTTTTTTAGTAGGACGTACGTTAAGTATATTAAAGAATAACTCTTTTAGTTGCATTGTAGAGTTTGGATTAAATGACTTACCATGAATACGCTCAAAACGTAAAACAGCTTCGTGCATTGATATTTCCATTAAACATTCTTCAACGTCGATTGCGTACTGCTCTGCTAAAAATTCTACCTGACTACGACTTACAGGTCCGCCATTACGCTCTAGAGTTTTTACAGCTAACGTTCCAGGTTTTAGTATATTATTATATAAGCTAGAAAATTCTTTGCTTTTCTCTACTAAAGGCATAAACTTATCAAATAGTTGAAAAGTTCCGTCTGCGTCTTTACAAGCATAAGGGGCTAAAATATCCCTAGGTAACATACCATAGTTAAATTCTGCTAACTTTACTTTATTTTTACGCGCCCAGTTCTTTTTGTATACATCAAGGTCTTTTTCATAATCTCCTAAGTCAGTAAATCTCATAGCCAAAGGTTTTAACCCGTGAGTACCGACAGACTCTTCTAGACAGTAATGTAAAAGCATAGTATCTTCAAAATCAGGAAATACAAAGCCAAGTTCGTGTTCCATATAACCCATATCAAACTTAGCGTTGTGAAAAATTATTTTCTTTGAAGAAAAGAGTTTAAAAAACCATTCTTTGTGCTTGTTAACAATCTCCATGGAAACATATATTCCTTGGTGGGGTTTAGTAGACAAGGCAATGCCTAGTATATTACCCGTAAAAGGAGAAACACTAGTAGTTTCAATATCTGCTACTAGTACTGTTGCAATTTCTAGCTCGTTTTTATACTTTTGGAATTGCTCTTCAGTTTCAACAAAGCAATAGTCTTTTTCATTCACTACTCCTATACTCTCACCTTTTAAAGCTTTCTCAATATTATTAAAAGCTTTAATAATATCATCTTCTAGCTGCGGTTTGATAAGTACAATATTAGGATGCATGATGGGTACATACTTATTTTCAATGACTACACCATTGTACTTTTGAATACCCGTAAGACCTGCTGTATATTTTAAAGCCTCTGCTCCTAAAGGGCATACTAGCTTATAGGAATTTAGCTCTGTAAGGTCTAGGTCTACGTCTTTCTTTAAAATCTTATCTTTAGCTTGAGAGCATAAATACTTAATATCATATTCTTGCTTAAAATACTTAGTAATAGTTTTGTCGGCTTGTTTTTCTGCTGTACTAGCAAAAACAAAACATACATCTTTCATCTTAGAATAGCCTCCGCTTGTTTCTTTGTTAACTCTCCAGGGTCAATACCTGCCGGTAGTTGTATTATCCTACTATAAATATTAGCGGTATCCAATAAAGAACTTATTATATTTGCAGCTTTTTCACCAGCTAAATCCGGATCCATCATGATATCTACCCTAGTAATACCTCTACTATCTAATAGCTTTACTTTATCCCTACCGAAATTAGTAGAACCAAAGGTACATAAAGTGTTATGATAGCCTAAATCCCACATATTTAGTAAGTCAAATAGCCCCTCAACTAAGATTACGTAGTTTGTGCTTTTAACCTTATCTAAAGGAAAAAGTATATCTTTAATAGTTATATTCTGCGGGCGTCTATAATATTTAGGTTGGCTGGGTAAATCACGTAAAAGCCTACCTTCTAAAAATTTTAATTTACCATTTTGATATATAGGAAAACATAGATAGTCTGATAAACCTTGTTGGTTTGTAGTAAAAGCTTCAAATTCTTTATAAATATCTGTGCTTATCTCTCTAAAAGGCGTTAAATAAGGTTCAGCATCTTCGGGTATTGTTATAGAGTTTTGATATAATATAGAATCAATTTTTTTTCTTAATTTTGCTATTTTATATGGTTGTTTAGTGTCTAAATCTAAATTAGGTTGTTCACCTATAGCCTGTAAAAATTTAGTAGAACCACCTTTAAAACCACAACTCCAACAATTAAATATGTTGCTTTCTAGATTATAAGAAAGGCTTGGATTTCTATCTTCGTGTTCTCCGCTAGGGCACGCAATAACAATCTCATAAGGGTTATTAGTTTTTTTATACTCTATACCTCGTTTTGTTAGAATATCTGTTATATCCATTATATGTCTCTAGGCCCTTTAATTTCATTGTCTGTACCGTACTTAGTGGCAGCATGTGGTTTTTCAGATACTATACCTGACATAGATGGATCAATCTTTACGCAAGACCAATCCATATTAACGTCAAAACTCATATGCTTACCATTACGCATCTTAGTAGTGTGAATAGTAAGTTTACTTTGTAAGCTGCGGTCTTCGCTTTCCGGTGGTGGAAAAAAGTTAAAGCTTCTATCAGCACTATCTAGAATACCTTTAGCAAAACGAGCTTCACCAGATGCGTCGATCTGGTAAGGAGATATCATAGTCACATCATACTTTCGTGATAAGGACTTAAGAGTATCTGCAATAACAATCTGACTTTTCCAATCTTTTTGGTCTTCATGTTTGATAATATTAATATAGTCTACTACAGCCATATTATAATTAGGATACTTACTACTAAACATATTACAATAATGGTCAATTCTATTTAAAGTAAGACTCTCATCATCAATTAAAAATAGTCTATTGTCTTTTAGGTCTGGTTTTTCTATTTTTACTTTTTTTTCAAAGGTTTTAAAATCATTTGTAGTACGAAGATCGTCTAGAAGGCTTACTACGGTATCTGTATCTTTGTAAAAAGTTTTAAACTTTGTTTCCGCAATCTTTATTCTTTGTTCAGGTGTTAGTTTATTTCTAAAAATATCAAGAAAAGGTACTCCTGAAATAATAGATAGTACTCGGTCATATACTTCTTTATAGCGCATTTCTATAGTAAAAAATGATACAGTATTACCCTGTAAAAATCTATTAATAGCTAGGTTAAGTGATATAATAGACTTACCTGAGCCTCTTCTACCCCCTAGTAATACTAGTTCTTGGGTAGCAAAACCTCCATTGACAGAGTCAAACTCATTAGAAAGTCCAGATGGAAAAATAACAAAATGCTCTTCATCAGGAAAGAAATCTATTTCTGCTACGTCATACAATTCATCGTCGTGTGGTATAGCCTGATTTAGGTGTAGCAAATGGCTTTGAAACTTATCTACTATTTCTACTTTTTCAAGATTTTCTAGTGAGTCTACTAGATTATCTACAAAATCAATAGTTTCATCCCTAATATAGTAATCTTGTAACTGGGATAATAAAAACTCATCAGTTATATTATCCACCACATTTTCGTTAGAGCCTGTTAACATCTCTAAATATTCTTGTAGCCCTGTATCCTTGCGCGTAACTAATATCTCTTCTACAGAAGGTAAGCGGGTATTAGCTTTATAAAAAGCTTTAACGCTGTCAAATACTAACCTGTTCATACCTGTAAAATAAGAAGTCAGTAGCTTAGAATATAAGTCATTACTTCGTTTTTCTAGTAGTCTTCTTACGGTTACTTTTTGTAGATCTATCGCCATTTATATACTCACCGGATATAGTTTATCTCTATTAAAGTAACAAAAGCATTTATAGTCATCATCACGCCATACGCGATAATACTCCCTGCCTGTTTCTTCTAGATTTTTGATTATTTTATTTCGTATACTACTTACTGCTGATTTCTTATAATAACTACCGTCTTTTAGAATCCAATAAATTTCATAATGTATACCTTCAGCAGGCTCCTTATACTTATGTGAAGCTTTAAAAGTAGTTAGTTCTACATATCGTTGTCTACCCTGTTCTAAATATTCTAGGTAATTTTCATCGTATACTTCATCTATTATACCAAAACAGTTATATTGTGCAATAAAAACCTTATCATCTTTATGTAATTTAGTGTCTAAGTCTTGTGAAATATGTGAAACAAATGCTTGTTTATTTTTACCGCGAGCTTTAATAGGCGTTTTAGTTTCTAGTAATATTTTCTTAACTTTTGCTGAAGAGATATAAAAACGAGCAGCAATAGCTGCTTGTGTTTCTCCAGACAAATAAGTTTTAGCTATTACCAGCTTATCTTGTTCTGTAAATTTTTTATTTCTAGCTAGTTTTTTAAGTTCTTGTTCTCTAAGCTCTTTTTTACGAAAGTCTTCTATAATACTATCTAATTTTTTAACATTGTAGTTTACGCCTAAAAAAGTACACACAAATTTTTTTGTTTTACCTGTTTTAAGATACCAAATAGCATTTCTTATTTTAGCTTCTGAAAGTTCGTGCATATATTTATCCCAATTTATTATAATATATATACTATGTAAGCAATTGCCAAGAGTATTTTTAATGGGTAACTAGGTCTTCTTCCATAAAATACAAATCTAATACTATATTCCTAATTAGCCCGGTCATAGTATACACTGGCGTAAATTTTTCTGACAAAAACTTGTTAGATCTTATTAACTTTTCTACATAAAAACTACTAGAATAGGATTCTAATAAATCTTGATATTTTTCTTTTTCTTTTGGTACGTTAGGGTAGTAAGTACTTACTAGTATGCTAAAGTAAAGTACTCTGTCAGAAACACTCATACATAGCACTTCATCTAGTACCTCGTCAGTAATTTCGGCTAATTGTAAACTCATATATTCTCCTTAACATACAAAAAAGGATGGCGTTTCCACCATCCTTATACTAATTACTAATAAAAAACTATTATTCGGCAGCTACAGCTTTTGGAGTATAATCTGCACAAGTTAGGTTCCGACGTGTAAGAACAGTTTTAACTCCTCGAACAGTTTTACCGAAGGCTTCCGCGATATCTTCTACAGTTTTATCTAGAAGATCTTCAATACCTTCATACGGGTCGCTCTTAGCACCTTTTTTATCACGCTGAGGTGCTTTTAGACTCATGGATAGTAGCTTACCGCGAATAGAGTTGACTGGGCGGCCTAGCGCATCAGCAATTTCCTCAATGTAAGCATTTGCGCCTACCATAGTAGCAATCTTCGCTTCTTCTGCCTCTGTATAAGTACGTACAATTACTTTCTTTTCTGCAGCCCTAATGTGCTGTGTCATTTCCATTGACAGAGCTTTACCATTAATTTGACGTGGAGATACTTCACGTCCCCAGGCTTCGGAGAAAGCAGTAGCTATTTCATCAGCACCGTACTGACCAGAATTTGCTTCTAGGTACTCAGCTAGTTGTGCAGACTCTTCGGCAGAAAATACTGGAGCGGCTCCTGGCTTTTTGGGAACGTCAAAGCCAA